GACTCGCCGCCCTGGAGGCGGCGGGCGTGGACAACTGGAGCGGCTACGACCACGCCATGCAGATCCTGCACGGAGACGAGGACTGATGCTGAAGCTGAAGGCCACCGCCAAGGCGGCCAAGTTCGAGTACGCCGACGGTCGCATGACCGTCTCCTGGGACGTGGACGCCTCTCTGACGGACGATGAGCTGGTGGACGAGCTGCGCCGCATCGTCACCTTCTACGACGCTCAGACGGGGCGTGAGCCGCTCCCTGAGCGCCTGCCAGGCTTCGCCCTCGGGATGGCGCAGACGCAGTACCCGGCGCCCGTGGACCCGGACGCCCCGATCCCATATACGCCGCAGCTGACGCAGCCGCCGGCCAACGGCTGGGCTGCCATGGCCGCTCCCGAGCTGCCTCCTCGCCTCCAGGGCGAGGTGGAGCTGATCCCGCCGGAGGAGCAGGGGTGAGCGTCTGCGTGAACGACACGAACGGGGACGGGGACTGCGCGGCATGCGCGCGGAACCCCGACGCCCCGTGCCGGGTGAGCGTCGAGGCCGAGTGCAACGGCATCTGCCTGACCCCAGGGGACATTGGCCTTCCGGAGTACGACGGCCCGGACGTCGTGGCCTACGCGCACCCCGACTGTCCAGCCCACGGTGACCCGCTGGAAGACGGCCCGGAGGCCGACGTGTGCGGCGGCGGGGACGAGACGCTGCGCTACGTGCGCGAAGAAGACGTGGAGCTGATCGACCCGGAGGTGTCGTGATGCGCAAGGTCCACATCCTCATGACGGTCACGATGGGCGGCGAAGACGGATCGCTCGACCGTGGCTACTACGAGGACCGCGAGCTGGGCGGTCTGCTCCGGGACTGGATCTCCGGAGAGATCACCATGCACGACGACTCCCCGTGCATCACGCACTGGGACGCGGTCGTGGTCACGACCAAGGAGGACTGATGGCTGACGAGATGGCCTGGGCCCAGCGCCTGGCCGACCTCATGAACGAGGGCGAAGCCCAAGGCTTCCCGATCATCGGCTTCAGAATCAAGGACGGGGAGATCGAGGTTTCCTCTTACGGCGGAGGCGTGCACTACGCCGACGCCATCGTAAGGAGAGTCAACAGCCGATGGGTCGCTGAGGGAGAAGCCGATGGCTGACGCAATCTGGTTCGAGGTCACCGGGAAGGGAACCTTCCCCAACAAGGAGACCGCCGCTGCGGCGGCCAAGGAGGCCGCCAAGTCCACGGACGGCGTGATCGAGGTCTACAAGGTGGCCCGCACCCTCGTGCGTACCGTCCAGCGCGCCGTGACCCTCACGGAGACCGACATACCGACGGCGTAGCATGGAACACCTGTCCCCACCTCTCCGAGGGACAGCAAAGAGCCCCCCGCTTCGGCGGGGGGCTCTTTTTTTGTGCCCAGAGGGGACCAATGGACACGGGTACTGCTGCCAGGAACGACCATACGTCACGCCACTGACAACGGGTACCTCACGTACCCGAGCCTTCACGCTCTGCCAGCGCTGCCTTCACACCTTCCGCCACAGCGGCGTTGATCCGCTCCGTCAAAACCCCGTTGGTCTGGTGCGTGATCGTGTCCAGCTTCTGGCTGTGCTCGTCCAGCGCCTCGTCCTGCTTGCCCAGGCGTCCCTGGAGTATCACCACGGCCAGAACAGGGCCGATCAGGGTCACGTACTCCGCCGTGGGCGTGCCCAGGATGGCGAGCGGCACGTAGCCGGCGACGCATATGGCGAAGATCAGGACTTGCATCATCTTGTCACTCATCGTCCCCCCGAAGGGATGCGGGCCGAAGGCGGTCCAGCGCCTCGGCGGTTGCTCTGTCCAACACCCCGGTCACGGGGAGCTTGAAAAGGCTCTGTACGCCCCTCAGGGCGGCTTTCGTGGCGTCGTCCATCTCTCCGGTCACATCGACCCTCAGGGCGCGCTGAGCGCAGCGCACAGCGGCTCTCTCGGCCTCGTTGGCGGGGGCGATGATGACGCGGTCAGGAGGCCACATGGGCCACCCCCCGGTGGCACCAGCAGATGCACTTCGCGGCGCAGAACTTGCACTCGCCGGGCTTCTTCGGCCCGGCCTGCCCCTGCTCGCCCTGGCAGTACGTGTGCCGCCCGTGGCGGCAGCCGGTGGAGTAGTACGCGTGCTTGCCTCCGAGCCACGCTCTGATAGCCCGCAGGCCCCGCCTGAAGACCATCACTGGCCTCCGCAGGGCCAGTGCCAGGAGGGCCCGGTCTTGGTCTCGTCGTGCGAGACATCGCGCACGCAACGCCAGGAGGTCTCGCCGGGCATCAGGTAGTTCAGCCACATCGTCCGCAGGTCGTCCTGCGTGACTACGGCCGCCCGGCAGCGGGCGGCCGCCACGTCCCAGAAGTGCACGGAGTCCCCGACGTCCGGGTCCCGCTCCTCCCTGTCCGTGCGTCTGGCACGGGCGTAGTTGAGGAACGGCGTCCTGTCGTACGCCGGGTCCTTCTCAGTCAGCGGTATCTCTTCCCAGTCCACGTCTGCTCCTATGCGGTCACCACGTCGGCGATGGTGCGCAGCTCTACCCAGAGGATTCCGCCGACGTCGGACTTGTTCGCCCCAGGCTGGGCCCGCCGCTCGAAGCGGTAGTCGTCGATGACGACGAGCACTGATTCGCTGTTCTTCAAGTCCTGCAAGGTCACGGCATCGCCTCTGGCGAAGATCTGCTCGAACGCCGCCAGGCGGGCGAGGCTACGTCCTTCGTAGCCCAGCATCTGACCCGAACGGGTTTGCTCCTTGTCGAAGCATAGGAATGGGATGGTGATGATGCGCTGGCGCACGGCGCCCGGCATGGCCTTGAGTTGCCAGCCGTCAACTTCTCCGCCCTGCGTGGCGTCGGTCCCTGACCGGGCGAGCGTCAGCTTCAGCTGGACCCACTCCACGGCTGTGGCCGGAGCGGCCATCACCACGTCCTCGATGACGGCTGTGCCGCCCTGGGAGACGGTCAGGATGGACGTCTCCGAGCCTCCCGGCTCAAGGACGGAGACACCCACGGACCCCATCAGTGAGACGGGCGTCTTGACCGTCACGAACTTGTAGATCTTCGGCTCCAGCGTGCCGTATCGCACGCGACCGGTCTTCAGATAGCCCGTGGACTCAAGCGTGGAAGCGGACTCCAGATACGCCCCCTGGCCGGTGACGGCCAGGGCCATGCGATCGGAGTTGCCGAAGTTCGTCACGGCGCAAACCTCGCCCGTGACGTGCGCCTGGAGGTCTGTGGCGTACGCGAAGCGTACGGAGGGGGAGATGTCGCCGCTCTGAAGCGGCTGGCCCAGGTCCACCCGGTACAGGCCCGAGGAGGAGCTGATGGCGTTCGTCGCGGCGGCGAAGAAGAAGCGGTCGTAGGCCGCGATGGCCTTGCAGCCGGAGGCGTTGGTGAACAGCAGCGGCCCGTACTGAATGTCACCGTTGTCGTCGATCTGGCCCACGCGGAAGCCGCGCGAGGTGCCGATGCCGACGAAGCTTCCGAGATAGGTCGTGATGGCGTGCACGACCTCGCCGCGGGGCAGCTGGGCTGTCTGCACGCCGCCGGAGGCGAGCGTGGGAACGTTGCCCGAGGTGTCGAGAACGAACTTGTAGATGGACGACTCGGAGCCGGCGTAACCGGAGGCGTAGATGGCGTTCGTGCCCTCGGCGAAGTCCGTCCACGTCCAGGACGCGTTCAGGTGCGTGAAGCGCAGGTTCTTCGCCGGGGTGTTGTCGCACTCGTAGACCTTGTTGTCCAGGCCCAGCATCAGGCGGCCCTTGACCCACTTGGCCGCCACATTGGTGGTGCCTGTGGTCACAAAAGCGGCCCCGGCGCCGTTGCCGGCGCCCTTGTAGACGTTGACGTTGTCCGCGGCAAAGTAGTTCGTGCCGTCCGTCGTGAGGGCCCTGATGGTGTTGGCCCCGCCCCACGTGATCGCCGTGACGGCAGAGCCAGTGTCGGACTTCAGAACGTTGCCGACAGCCGACCAGTAGCGGTCCGTGCCATCGTTCCAGCCCACCAGGAAGTGCCGGTTCGCCGAGGCGTCGGCGATGCGCTGCGAGGTCTCGCGCAGCAGCGTCAGCTTGCCGTTCGTCCAGGGGTTGACGCCCACGCCCTCGGCGTAGCGGATGGCGTACTGGTTGTCCGTTGAGGGGTCCTGGTACAGGATCCCCTCCCCTCCGATGAAGGTCTGCTGGCTCCTGAGCCACCAGGAGGCCAGCGACTGCTCGCCGGGGATCTGCTGGTTGTCGAACTGGTCCTTCTTGATGGGAGCCCCGGCCCGGGTCATGGGCCGGTCGTCGGAAATGGCCGTCAGCCACGGCATGCCGCCCAGGGCGTAGACGTACGGCACGCCCTGAAGGGCGTACGAGGAAGATGCCGTCGCCGTCCTCTCGGAGAGAGGGAACGGGATCCTGGAGACAATGCCTGCCACGGGCTCTCCTTACGGGGCGACGGCGAACCAGTCCACGTTCGTCGTGACGGTCTGGTTGTTGCCGTTCACGTCCGTGGTGCGCAGGACAAAGTTCGTGGTGGTGACGGAATCCACGCTGACCTTCAGGGCGGACGTGCCGGACTGAGAGCCACGCTGCGTGAGGATCACGCGCGGAGCCGACGCGAAGGCGATCGGGAAGGTGACCGTCTGGGTCGTGAATGATGCTGCGCTCAACGACACGGACGCTGTGCCGTCCTGGTAGGTCTTGAAGACCATGCCAGTGGACGTGTCGGTGATGGCTCCACCGAACTTCATGCCGCCGTCGGTCTTCAGCACGCCGTTGGACTCGCGGTAAAGGTTGGTGTCCGGTGCTCCGGAGCCGGAGCCGAACCACACCACGGCTCCCGTGGAGTCGGTGTCGATCAGCAGGCGGTCCCCGCCGTCCCCGACCACCTTGGCGGCAAAGCAGTCGTCCCCCACCGAAGCACGCTCCGACAGGATCTTGTCGTCCGTCTTCAGCACGTTGGCGGAGCTGCGGTACAGCTTGACGTCCCGGGCCGCATTGCCCGGCCCCCACTCCATGTCGCCATTGGCATACAGCCGGAACCGGTCGAAGGTGTCGGCCGTAACGATGGCGCCCAGGGACACGTTGGCCGCCGCGGGCTGCGTCGACTGGATCGTCCCTGTGAAGCTCGGAGTCCCCGACAGGGTCGGCGAGCCGGAGAACGTGCCCGACAGGGAACCACCTCCGGAGAAGGCGGGAGCGCCCGAGAACGTGGGGCTCCCGGTGAACGTCCCTGTGAACGTCCCGCCGCCCGACAGGGTCACGGCGCCCGAGTAGGTGTGGGCACCCGTGAAGGTGCCCGACAGGGCACCGGCGTTGATGGTCGGCGAGGTGAGCGTCTTGTTGCTCAGCGTCTGGGTGTCGCTCGTGCCCACGAGCGTGCCCGCAACGCCGTGAATGGCCGCTGTGGCGGCCTCGTGGGTGCGGAAGTCGGTCAGGTCCACCGCGTTGACGACGTGGCGCACCACGGCGCCCAGGGAGTGGCTCTGGGCGGACGTGGAGCCGAAGGCCCGGGTCACGGTCAGGTTGGTCCCCGCAGCAGCGGAGACCGACACCAGCTCCTCCGTGGCGGCCCCGTAGTCCAGGGCCAGGATGTACGGGAACGAGCTGGGAAAGCCCGTGGTGGCGCCAACCGTGATGGTTGTCGCGCCCGACGAAATCGACCCGGACAGGGTCGTCGCCTGCGCGGTGTTGGAGTAGAAGTACGCGTTGGCCACGGCTCAGCTCCCCTGGAAGAAGGCGTAATTGGGGACGTCGGAGAACTGCTGCGTCCGCTCGTCTTCGAGGCGCGTGGCGTACAGCTGCGCGTACATCGCCATGGCCTTGGCCGCCGAGGCCGGCGGGACCAGCGCCGCGCGCTCCGTGGCCTCCACGGCTTGCTGCTGGAGCCGTGCGGACTCCAGCGCCGGGAGCAGGCGCATACAGGCGCCGTAGACCACCAGGTCCGTGTACCGCTCCGGGTAGCCGGTCGCCGTGAAGTCGTCCGCGTCTGCGGACAGCGTGCTGGGCGCCTTCGCGTAGACGACCTTGACGGCCTGGCCCGGGGTGACGAAGTCCAGGATCTGGATCGACTTCCCCGAGGCGAAGTTCGCGGTCCTGGCCTTGGGGTTGAACCGCCAGTCCGGCATGGGCTGCGCCACCTTGGACGGCCCGATCAGCTGAGCCGTCACGTACCAGACGTCCGAGCACTCCGAAGGCAGCTCGTATTCGACAACCGGAGCCAGCTTGGTGATCTCGGTGGAACCGAAGACCACCAGCTCCGGATAGAGCGTCGTGATGGTCTGGTTGATCGCCTCCTTGATCCTGGCCCTCGGGAAGGCCGGGTTGGAGGTGATCAGGACGCCGCTACTGTGGCTGGCGGCCGTGGTGCCGCCGTAGCCGCGGCCGTTGACGCCGCCCATGACCGTGACCGTGCCGGAGGTCTGGTCCCACTTCTTGACCAGGATCAGCTCGTCGTCGATCTCGACCATGCCGCGGGAGAGATTGTCGATGGTCTCTCCGTCGGCCTGGAAGGTCGTGTCGTCGCTGTCCATGGAAATGCTCAGCTCCGCCATGGACTCCTGATTCAGGGCGAAGCCCAGCAGCTGCTGACGCACCTGCTGCACGAGCTGACCGAAGGTCGTCATCTCAGCGGCCCGCCAGGCC